CAAAGGACAGTATGCTGCAGCTGTAAACGCTGAATTTAGACTAGGTCAAGCTGCTGGTTTTTATATTGACCGGGCTGAAATAAAAGTTGAAGATTTATCCTCAATGAGTAAAGAGGAGCTAATAGATCAAATAAAAAAACTACAGGATGAAATACCTCAAGCCAATGTTGTCGAAGTCCCAGCAGAAGAAATTAAAGAATCTAAAGACTGAGAGAGATTGGTGGAATTTATTTCACGAGATCCACAACGGGCACTTAATAGGAAGTTCTGTTGGTTCAGTAGAGGTGAAAGTAAATGAAAAAAAAGATAAAAATAGGATACGACGACATAGTAATTCAAAAAGTCGACTTCACCCCTCAAAAACAAAATGATGCACTAGGTGAGTTTAAGGCTTCTTCTTCAATTATTGAAATCGCTAAAGGAATGACTCCAAGACAGGAGGCCAACACCCTTTTACACGAAGTTTTACACGGATGTGTGTATCAAACTGGTCTAAATTCTGATGGTGGAGCCCTTTCAAAAGACGATAGCGAGGAGTTAACTGTAAATGCACTTGCTAATTCTATATCCCAAGTTATAAGAGATAATAAGTGGTTTTTACCCTACCTACAAAATGCTATTTCAGGAGGTCTAGATGGCGTTGAAAAAAGCCGAATCAAAGTTGTACCAAAGAATAAAAAAACACATAAAAGACGCGCACTTTCAAAGAATAGAAACAAGTACAATTCAAGGCGTTCCTGACATAAATTATTGCATAGAAGGTGTCGAAGGATGGATCGAATTAAAGGTAAGTCGAGGTAAGTTAAGTCGCTTCCAGAAGGTCTGGATTTATACTAGATTAAAACATGGTGGACGCGTTTTTATCCTGGTTTCCGTACCCAGGGAGAGAGCGCTCAAACTTTTCAAACCGAAACCCTCAACCCGTGACCCTCTTTCCGATCCACCGATTCGCGTATTACGGGAGCCGATCAACTGGCAAAATTTAAAAAATTTTTTAAAAAATTTATAAAAAAATAGTTGACACTACCTCCCATGATGATAAAAGGATAATTGGTAGTTCGATTTAAAACTTTTTTATAGCTCCTGTTTTTGATCGACTACGAACGGGTCGACGGTCGACTTTTGACCGAGTTAACCGTCGATGCCATCCCTGGTCTTATAGATATTAAGATCCACGCGCGGGCTAGCTATTAGGTGGACGTCTATAGGACCTGGGATCCGGGCAACATTATCCTATCGGTAAATGTTGTTGCCCGGGTCAACTTCTGGTCTAGTCGTAGCCTTGAGCCGGGACACCCCAGGAGTAATTAGTAAAGTGGTGTTAGGACCCATACTAATCGATCCCGACCTGGTAGCCTGGGTCGGGGTCACTAATTTTAAAAAGGAAGGAAATATGTATTTTATATCTATATATCAAACTTACCGGGCTTTCGGTGGCCAGGAAGAAGGAGGCTGGTATTATACAGCTGGTGAAAAACACCGGGATATTCGGATCGCTTTTCAAACTAAAGAAAAGCTTCGAGCAGCTCTCACCAGGCTAAAGCCAGCAATTGACCGGGACAGTGACCGGTACGACGTGCAGCTTCAAGCCAGGGTATATGAAAACCAGGTTGGCCCTGACGAATTGCCAGTTCCTAATTATCAATAAATTTTTTAGTTGACATTTGAATTTATAGTCTTATATTCATGGGATAACTAAAACAAAGGAAGGATATATGTTACTACAAGTAAATACTAATTGGAAAACAATTAAGTCTATGAAATACGGGGTGATAACCGGGATCCTATACCTGGCGCCCCATAAAACTAGCGGCAAAAATGTTTGTCCCTGGGCTTCGCCTGGTTGTATCGATGGCTGCCTCTATAAAGCCGGGCGTGGTCAAATGATTTCGGTACAGTCGGCCCGAATTAGAAAAACACTGGCCTTTTTTAAAGATCGTAATAAATTTTTGGCTGAGCTGCATAATGATATAACTATACTATTACGCCGGGCTAAAAAGAAAAAAATGAAACTGGCGATCCGTTTAAATGGCACGTCTGATTTACCCTGGGAGAAATATTTATATCAAGGTAAAAATTTAATGGACCATTTCCCGACAGTGACGTTTTACGACTACACCAAAGGAGATAACCGGATCCATGACAATCAGCCTGGCAATTACCATTTAACCTTTTCACGATCCGAAACTAATGAGAAGGAAGCTTTTAAACTAATTAAAAAGTCACCAGTCGCGGTTGTCTTTAAGGATAAATTGCCGAAGCTTTATAAGAAATACAAAGTGATCAACGGTGATTTACATGACATGAGATTTAAAAATAAATCAAATGTGGTTGTCGGTTTACTTGCTAAGGGTCGAGCAAAAAAAGATAAATACGGTTTCACGGTTTCCGCTTAACTGTATCCTTCCAAGCGGGAAGAAGGGGCGAGTAATCGCCCCTTTTTTTATTTTTAATTAATCTCTAAAAACTGGAATAATAGGCAAGCCTTGAATATTAGTTGCGATTGCTCCCGCGTCATTGCCTTCATCATCAGCTTGAGGCGTTAGGACAACGCCATTTGATAAATAGATTTCGCAAGGTTGAGTATCCCATCCAAAATATTCCTCTGTCTTTTTGGGACTTAACCATTTGACATCTTTTATAGTTTGGCCGACAAGGTGCTTTCGCACCTTATCCAACCATAATTTATTATTACTCATTATCGATCCCTCCTTATTTCTATTTTATCATCATTAACATTTTTTGCAAATGTTAACATATGCCAAACGGCGAGATCATAGGGTTTGCGATTAGTTTTGCAAAAATCAAAACCCAAGTCTTGCCCCTTATAACTTCTGTCTCGCTTCGTAAAATCTTTAAACAAGACAAATGTTTCATGAGAGTTTTCCCCAATACCATTAAAGACAATTACTTCATCTTTGTGTTTAACTGGGGTCTCGTTTTTGATGATAGTTCCATCAAAGTTTTCAACGATGTAGTCGAATTCATCTTTTATTTTTGACCACTCGTTATTATCAAAGGACTTTTTATAAGTCCAATAGTTAGTATATCCCATAATGTATCCTCCTATTTTTATTTATGGTTATGTATTGACTTTATATGATCATGGGATATAGTCAACTAAAAAATGGAGGATACAAAATGAAACTAGAAACAGTTAAAATGTGCGTTGATAATGGGTTAAAAGTTTTTAACTCAAGTAAAGCATATGAAGTAAAAAAAGATAATCTAGGTCAATACTTAGTTATCTGTAAACATAATAATTATACTGTAGGGCTTGAGGGTATGCCTCAAGAAAATTATTTTGTTTGTAATTTTGAAGAAATCAAAAAAGGAGATTGTCATCATGGGTAGATATTATAGTGGAGACATTGAAGGCAAATTTATGTTTGCTGTTCAATCAAGCAATGACGCTGACTTTTTTGGCGTCGAGGGTCACTCGGATTATTTACATTATACTTTTGATAAGGATAATCTAGAGGACATCAACAAAGGTATCTCCAAATGTAAAAAAGCATTAGGAGAACACAAAAAAATACTTGATACATTTTTTGAAGAAAACATGGGTTGGAACCATCAAATGATGTGTAAGTATTTTGAGGACAAGCACAACATCATGTTAGGAACTGAAAAGAATGTTCGGAACATGTTAGGTTGGTATGCTCGACTTGACCTTGGAGAAAAAATCAAAAAATGTGTCGAGGAAAACGAAGTTTGTTCATTCGAAGCTGAAATCTAAAAAAATTAAAGGGGAGCAATCGCTCCCCTTTTTTTTATCTTTTATCTAAATATTTTATTCTATCGTCGATCCGACCGAACGCGGAAATTTTGATTTCCTCTAATGTACTGGTGGAATTTTTCGGGTAAAAAGTTATAAAATCGTCATCCTTTTCACACGTGATTTTTTTAGTGTTAAAATCCATTCCAATTGAATAACCCTTATATTTATATTTCATTATTTGTTATGAGGGGATTGCTCCCCTCACTCCTCTATTAGTAATTTAAGTTGATTGTAATTGAAGTTATTCTTCCGTCCTTATTGTAATTACCTTTGACATCATAAAACCCGTCGCCGTGTAATGTTGGAATAACTAACCCGACTTCAGCACCATATTTATTTATAAGTTGTTTCGGGTCGTTGCCATTACATATCATGTCATCATAAGTAATGCCTTTGTTATGACCACTCATTTCAACATAACACGGGTCAGTGATTAGGAGTTGACCGCTGTCAACTCCTGTGCCTCCTAAGAATTGTTTTTTCATTTTTGCTCCTTTTTTAGTTTTAAGATATAAGCTGATACTTCCTCCGAGATAATTAAATTCCCGAACTTATCCTTAGGTCGGTCTTTAAATTTCTCCTCAACTTTTTTCATGATTTTGTCGTGCTTTGCACAAGCGTCGTCAAATTCTTTTTGACTATCAAAACCATAAACTTCGACTTCAATATTTTTTGTCATTTTGTATCCTCCATTTTTATTTAATTGACATCCTATACTCATAAGATATTATGTCAACATAATAATTAATGAAAGGATACAATCATGAATGACAAAAAAGTGATAATGTTTAATGAACTTAAAAAAGGGGACATTATAAAATCAAATCAATTAGGAACGCTTTGCGAGGGTGTTCTTATGGAGTCTGTTAATCAAGGTCGAGGATTAAAGACTACAATTCTAATTGATGCTAAGGGCTCTCAAATCGGGTTCTTTGATGAGATGGGCTCAATATATGCTTATCATATTAAAGAGGTTAAGAGGGGCAACGAGTGGTTAGATGTAGCTCATAAACCTAATGCGAAGTTATTAAGAACTCAAATAATGAATAATGTATTATTCGGAGATTAATACTTAATCTTAAACCCTCTAATAATTAATTTTGTTAGAGGGTTTTTTAATAACTGGACAAACAACTTGAGGTTGTGCCAGGCTTGGTCCTGAGTTAAGTTGATCCTGCAAAATGCAACCTAAGGTTGTTCGCTCCAGTTTAGAACTATTCTAAAAGATAATTAAAAAAGTATTTGCATTATCATGGGATATCCTTATAATAAAACTATGTTTTATATTAACATTAACAAAGGAGAAAAAATGACAAATATAAAAACAAAAACAAAAACAAATACTGCATTAAGTAAAATGATTAAAATGCTTAATCAGTATCATATCAATGCTCAAACTATAAAAGATTTGAGTGCAACTAATAAAATGATTAGAGAAGTTGTTTTAGAAAATAAAACAATGTTTCCAATTAACGATAAGAATAAGTCGGGATTAGTTGCAGATGTTTATGAACAAAATAGAAATGTATTTAATACTAAGTTGTTCAAAGATAAACATTTAGATTTATATCATGAATTTACTGACAAGCAGATTGTCAATATAATTAAAACAGATATAAGAAAATAATAATCACTTCTTAAACTCAAGCCCTAACGGGCTTGAGTCCCCAAAAATCCACTGCAAAAAATTTGACCCCCCACCCCCTTTTTTTTATAGTTAGGTACTTAATATACTCAGTTTAGGTTGAGTTTTACTCAAACATACACTATAAAAACTTATGGACTTCGAAACCGTACCAAAAGAGAAATTAATTAGATTAAAAAAATTATTAGAGGCCAAAAAAATTGTTGATGCTAAGGAAAATTTCCTGCAGTTTGTCAAAGGGGTGTGGCCAGATTTTATTTGTCGAGAGGCTAAGGAACCTTCTAACTGGGGTCACCACCAGATAATTGCTGACAAATTAACTAAGGTCGCCCAAGGCAAGATCAAAAGATTGATCGTCAACATGCCTCCCCGTCATACGAAATCCGAATTCGCATCAGTATATTTTCCTGCTTGGATTATGGGACTCCGTCCTGATGCAAAACTAATGCAGGTATCTCACAACGCAGAACTCTCTCAACGATTCGGTCGTAAGGTTCGTAACATTGTTGATGATGAAACGTACCAAAGAATTTTCAGAGATGTAAAACTAGCTGCTGATTCCAAAGCGTCTGGTCGATGGGAAACCAATCACGGTGGTGAATACTTCGCAGCTGGGGTAGGTGGAGCAATCACAGGACGTGGTGCTGATATTTTAATTATTGATGACCCGCACACCGAACAGAATGTTATGTCAGAGACAGCCATGGAAAAGACATACGACTGGTATGTATCAGGCCCCCGTCAACGTCTACAGCCTGGTGGTTCAATTGTAGTTGTTATGACTCGTTGGGCAACCGACGACCTCACTGGGCGTTTAATCAAAGCACAGACCAATCCGAAAGCCGACAACTGGGAAGTGATCTCGTTTCCCGCGATCCTTGAATCAGGCAATCCTGTCTGGCCTGAATATTGGAAGCTAGAAGAATTAGAAAAAGTAAAAGCATCTATTCCTGTAACGAGGTGGAATGCACAGTACATGCAAGACCCAACTTCAGAAGAAGGTGCAATTATTAAAAGAGAATGGTGGAGACCGTGGAAAGGCAATCTCCCTCATTTACAATACATCATTCAAAGTTACGATACCGCATTCAGTAAAAAAGAAACAGCGGACTACTCAGCCATTACTACGTGGGGTGTATTCTATCCTACGGAGGGCGGGGCACCAGCACTTATCTTGCTTGATGCAATGAAGGGTCGATATGATTTTCCTGATTTAAAAGAAGTTGCATTAGAGCAATATAAATATTGGGAACCTGAAACAGTAGTGATTGAAGCAAAAGCAACCGGTCAACCGTTAATTCAAGAATTAAGAAAGATGGGAATTCCAGTCATGGATTTCGTTCCAAGTCGTGGAAAAGACAAGCATGCAAGAATAAATGCAGTATCCCCTGTATTTTCTTCAGGAATGGTGTATTATCCAGAAGGGGAAAACTTTGCAGAAGAGGTGATTGAAGAATGTGCAGCTTTTCCTTTTGGAGAACACGATGACTATGTCGACAGTATGACCCAAGCTGTGTTAAGATATAGGCAAGGTAATTTTATAAGCGCGGACTACGATGAGATGATCGAAGCCCAAGAGCGTTTGCAAATGGAACAAAAATATTATATGTAATTATGAAAACAGTCCCAGAATTAGTAAACACCGTTACTTCACCCGATCCTGCTAAACTCAAAGAGTTTGAATTAAAAAAAGCACGGTCTGCGGGAATCGGAGCAGAGGGTGCCAAAAAAGAAATAGGAGTTAACTTGAAATCAGGTGGGATTGTCTGTAAAGGACAAGGCAAAGCTCGTAAAAAAAGAACAAGGATGTATTAATGGAAGAAGAAGACAGAATAGAAATCGAAGAATCCGATAATGCCGTTGACCCATTAAATGCTGAAACAGTCGATACGGTTGTGGATGAAGACAATAATTTAATTGCAGGCGAAGAAGAAGTTGTTAAGGACGAAAATTTTTTTTCAAACTTAGCAGAGAATATTGATGATCAAGATTTAAAAGCAGTCGCGATCAAGTTATTAGAAGATTATAAAAACGACAAGATGTCGAGAAAAGACTGGGTCGATAATTATGTTAAAGGTTTAGACTTGTTAGGATTTAAATACGAGTCACAAACAAGACCGTTCGTTGGAGCATCAGGAGTTACTCATCCACTGTTAGCGGAATCCGCAACCCAGTTTCAAGCACAAGCATTTAAAGAATTACTTCCAGCAGATGGTCCTGTACGAACTGAGATTGTCGGAGCACCTACTGAAGAGAAGGAACAACAATCTATTCGTGTAAGAGATTTTATGAATTATCAAATAACAGATGTCATGGAAGAGTACACTCCAGACTATGACCAGATGTTATTTTATTTACCGCTTGCAGGTTCGGCGTTTAAAAAAGTATATTACGATTCATTATTAGGTAGAGCAGTTGCTAAATTTATTCCTGCAGAAGATTTAGTAGTACCTTACAATGCAACCGATTTAATGGAAGCAGAACGAATTACACAGATTGTAAAAACGACTGAAAACGATTTAAGAAAATTACAAGTATCAGGTTTTTATAGAGACATTGAACTTCCAAAACCTTACATGGACCAAAGTGATACAGAGAAGAAGTATCAAGAAATTGAAGGCGTTAAAAACACAGAAGCAAGAGCGAGTTTATATAATTTAATTGAAATGCATGTGAACTTGGATTTACCAGGTTACGAAGATGAAAATGGAATTAAGATTCCATATGTAGTTACAATTGATGAAGACTCAATGCAAATCTTGTCTATTTACAGAAACTACAAAGAAGAGGATGAGTTAAAAAGAAAGAAACAATATTTTGTTCATTATAAATTTTTACCAGGATTAGGTTTCTATGGATTTGGTTTGATCCATATGATCGGTGGACTGTCCCGTGCAGCGACCTCCGCACTCCGACAACTGTTGGATGCAGCCACCTTAAAAAATTTACCTGCTGGATTTAAGTCTAGAGGATTAAGAATCAGGGATGATGCAGAACCCCTACAACCAGGAGAGTTTAGAGATGTAGATGCTCCTGGAGGAAACATCAAAGACCAGTTTCAATTGTTACCGTTCGCCGAACCAAGTGCAACGTTATATCAACTCTTAGGTTATTGTGTAGATGCTGGTAAACGGTTTGCGATGATCGCGGACATGCAAGTTGGGGATGCGAATCAAACTGCAGCGGTTGGAACAACGATTGCGTTATTGGAAAGAGGTTCACGGGTAATGTCTGCAATTCACAAACGATGTTACTACGCACAAAAAAATGAGTTTAAATTATTAGCAAATGTATTTGCAAGTTATTTACCACCAGAATATCCATATGATGTCTATGGTGCATCAAGAAGTATTAAGCTTCAAGATTTTGATGACAAAGTCGATATTATTCCTGTTGCGGATCCTAATATCTTTTCAATGGCGCAAAGAATACAAATGGCACAGACTGAGCTGCAACTTGCTCAATCAAATCCACAAATCCATAATTTACACGAAGCATACAGAAGAATGTATGAATCATTAGGGGTTAAGAATATTCCAGCGATTTTACAACCGGCTCCTGAGCCTCCGAAACCCCTCGACCCTGCTCAAGAGAATGCAAACGCATTAAGAATGACTTTACCAAAAGCATTTCCAGAACAGAACCATGATGCACACTTAAATGCACACATGGCTTTTATGCAATCAAGAATGGTACAGGTTAATCCACAAGTGTATGCTTTGCTTCAAGGACATTTAATGGAACATGTGGGCTTAAAAGTTAAAAATCGTGTGTTTGCAGAGATGACTTCTGATGAAGAGATGAAAAGATTGCAAATGGAGAAACCAGAAGAGTTCTCAATCTTGTTTGAATCAAAAGTTTCAGAGCAAATTGCAATGGAAACACAAAGTTTGGCTCAAATGGAGCGTCAATTCTATGCTCAAGCTAATCAAGACCCGCTTGTTCAGCTAAAACAACAAGAAATTGACCTTCGAGCGATGGATCTACAACGTAAAATGCAAGAACAACAAGAAAAAATGGAGTTTGATGCAACAAAATTTGGTGCAAAACAGACTTTAGACGAAGATAAACAGACTTTGAACGAAGAAGTTCAAAGAAAACGTCTAGAATTACAAGAAGAACAGTTAAAACAGCGAGGTAACTAATGCCATTGAACAAAAAAGGTAAAATTAAAAATGTCGAAAAAAAGAAAAATGGCGGATTAGGAAAAAAATCTGGCCCTCCACCTAAAAAAGGGCCTTCATCTCAAGGTATGAAAGTACTTAAACTTAGAGGAGGCGGTATGGATATGGGTAATGCTGCTAATCAAGCACAAAGTGCTTCAATGGGTAATCCTAGTTCAAATCCAAGTGGTGGAAATGGAGGAACCACTCACAGCCCTCATTCAGACACAGGATACGTTAAAAGTTCTACATTAACTAAACAACAAATCCAGAAATCAAGAGACTTCAAACAGCAACAAAAAGATGATGCAGGTAAACGTGCTTTAGATACAGCAAAAGTTCAAAAAGCTCCTCCATTTATACCTGGAGCCATAGTTTTTAATGCTTTAACTCCTGTAAGACAAAAAAGTTTTGAAAAAAATAGAGAATATTTTAGAAAAAACGTTGTTGGAAAAGGATATAAGAACACTTTAGGTGACTACAAACGATACATATCTGGAAGAGGAACTGGGAAAGTAGATGCTATGGGTAGAGCGATATCATCAACAGGTGGCGAGGGTAGAGCAGATAGCACACCTAGTATAAAAGTAGATCCTGTAACCCCTATAAAGAAAACTCCTATTCCATTAATGAAAGTTCAACCTAAAACTTTTGACTTTGAATACAAAGATGGTGGATTAGTTAGAGGATCTGGTAAAGTATTAAAAGGTAAAATTAAAAAAGCGAGAATTTACTAATGTGGTTTAGTGCACTCAAATTAGCAGCGAAAGCGGGAGCTCACGTATACCAAAACAGACAAAAAACTAAGATGTTAATGGCAGATGCGCAAATGCGTCACGCTGAGAAGATGGCCAACGGACAGGCGGAGTACCAGGGCAAATTGTTAGAATCAAGAAATTCGGACTGGAAAGACGAATTCATTTTACTTTTACTCTCTGCCCCGATAGCATTATTATCTTGGGCAGTATTCTCAGATGATCCTTCAGCCATGGATAAAATGCAGTTATTCTTTGAGTATTTCTCACAACTACCTTTTTGGTATCAAACAATTTTTGTAGGTGTCATTGCTTCGGTTTATGGATTGAAAGCGACTGACTTAATCAAACGTAAGTAATGGACATAGATACAGTTAAATACATTGAAAAGAAGCTAAAAGAGAAAAAAGAAGTTCTAGAATCTAAAGTTATTTTTGGTGTTGACACATGGGATCAATATCAATATATAATAGGACAAATCAGATCAATAAATGATCTGCTTCAGGACCTTCGGGACCTGCTAAAAAAACAGGAGCTATAATATGACTAACTCGGCAACGAGCGAGATCCCTTCAAAAAAAGAGGGATTGTTAAACGCGTACAAAGAAAAAGAAAAAGTTGAAAAACTTTATCTTGACAAAAACTCAATCGACAAATCTACATTAGAAAAACTTCCTCAACCAACTGGTTGGAGAATGTTAGTACTACCTTATTCTGGTCCTCAAAAAACAAAGGGCGGAATTATTTATTCAGATGTAACACAGGAAAGAATTCAAATGACAACCGTAGTAGGTTTAGTTTTGAAACAAGGTGACCTTTGTTACAAGGATAAAGAAAAATTTCCAAGTGGTCCATGGTGTAAAACTAACGACTGGATTATTTTTGGAAGATACGCTGGTAGCCGTTTCAAAATTGAAGGCGGTGAAGTGCGTATTTTAAATGATGATGAAATCATTGCAACCGTAGACAACCCAGAGGATGTCTTACATACATACTAACATGACTAAGGAGCTATACAATGTCAGAAACAGAAATACTAAAACCATCAGAAAAAGAAGTTGAGTTAGATACCGACGGATTTGAAGATAAAGAAATTTCTTTTGAAGAAAAACCAAAAGAAGAAGATAAAATAAAATTACCTTCAGATGAAGTTATCCCAGAAGGGACTGAAGTTAATGCAAATCAAGATGATAAGATTGAAGTAGTTGAAGCAGACGAACAATCTGCTCAAACTGAAGAGAAAAAAGATAATCTTCAAAAAACTGCTAATACTTATCAAGATCGAATTAATGAACTAACTAGAAAAAGAAGAGAAGCTGAAAGAAGAGAAAAAGCAGCTCTTCAATATGCTAAAGGTTTACAAAAACAATTCGAAGATGTGCAGAGAAAATTTCCTAAAGTAGAAGAAAACTATTTAAGGGAATTTGAAGCTAGAGTGACAGCTGATGAAGCATCAGCTCAATCTCATTTGCAAAAAGCTATTGAATCTCAAGATTCAGCGGAAATTGCAAAAGCAAATCAGAGGTTAATCGCTATTAATATTGAAAAAGAGCGAATGACCAATGCAAAAATAATGAGAGAACAACAGCTAGAACAGCAAAAAGCATCTCAACAAGTTTCTCAACCAGAAAGTTCAGCACAAACTCAGAACTTTACAAATCAACCCGTAAAACCTTCTCCAGAAGCACAAGCTTGGGCAGAGAAAAATACGTGGTTTGGTGATGATGAAGTTATGACGGACGCAGCTTTAGCCTTAGATAAAAAAATTAAGGCTGAGGGTATTGCGGGAGACAGTGATGAGTACTATAATGAACTAAATAAACGATTAAGAGAATATTTTCCTAGTCGTTTTGCGGTTGAAGAAAAACAACCAACTACGGAGCAAAGGAAACCCGTCCAAACCGTTGCTTCCGCACAGCGTAATCAATCGGGACGCCGAACTGTGAAACTCACCAAGTCACAGTTAGCTATTTCTAAAAAATTAGGGGTGCCACCAGAAGAATACGCGAAATACGTAAAATAAAAGGAGCTAAATATGACAAATGAAATAAAGACGTTATCGCGCGAGTCAGAGGTTCGAGCAAAAGATACTCGAAAAAAACCTTGGACTCCTCCATCAAGTCTAGATGCGCCTCCGCCGCCAGCTGGATTCGTCCATCGTTGGCTGAGAGCTACTTCGATGGGTTTTGAGGACACGGCAAACATGTCCAAAAAACTTAGAGAGGGATGGGAACTTGTTAGAGCTGATGAGTTAGAAAAACAAATCGGTCCTAATGATTATCCATCTTATCAAGAAGGTAGATACGCAGGTATAATCGGGGTTGGTGGCCTATTGTTGGCTAGGATACCGGAAGAGATTGTGGAATCGCGTAAAGAATACTTTAATACCAAGACCAAAGGTCAGATGGACGCGGTAGACCATGATTTAATGAAGGAGCAACGACCAGAGATGCCTATCAATATTGATAGACAATCTCGAGTAACCTTCGGTGGTGGATCTAAGAAGTAATTTTTTAGAAAAGGCCATCGGGTTATTAAACTAACAACTAACTAACTAAGGAGTAACAATTATGGCTAATCAAAGCGGTAATTTTGGAATGAGACCTTCGAGAATGTTAGGTGGTACACCGTTTAATAACTCACAAAACAGATACAGAATATTAAAGAACTACGGTTCAGCAATATTCCAAGGCGATTTAGTTGCTGCAAGTGACAATGGTACTATCATTGTTGCAGGTGCAACTACTAACCCTGTTGTTGGAGTTTTCAATGGTGTCTTCTATACAGACCCGACAACTCAAAAACCTACGTTCAAAAATTATTATCCTGGTACTGTAAGTGCTAACGATATTATTGCGAACGTGATCGACGATCCAAATGTGGTTTATGAAATTAAGGCAGATGAAACTTTTGCGAATTCTGACTTATTTGCTAACTACAAAATCGCAGTTGGAACTGGCGACACTGCTTCAGGCAGTTCAAGAAATGCATTAGATGTATCAACAGCAGACTCTTCGTCTACTTTTGTATTACAGGCTATTGATATTTCTCAAGACCCTGACAACAGTGATCAATCAACATCAAACGTAAACGTACTTGTTAGAATCAATGCACACCAATACAAAGGTGGAGTTGAAGGAATTAACGGGTAAGGAATAAGGAGATAAAACTATGGCTATAAGTAGAGCACAACTAGTTAAAGAACTAGAACCAGGTTTGAATGCCTTATTCGGCCTGGAGTATAACAGATACGAAAACGAACACGCAGAGATCTTTACTACAGAGTCTTCTGACAGAGCTTTTGAAGAAGAAGTAATGTTATCAGGCTTCGGATCTGCACCAACTAAAAACGAAGGTGCAGCAGTGGTATTCGA